CACAACCCACAGCGGCGTCACCGACCGCCTGAACCACACCAAGACAGACAGCAACCGATTATCAACGCCGACAGCCACCAAATAGTCCAGTCTATTGCGATATGCGAGGTCCTCACTGAAGGTTGACTGCCGCCAACGCAATCGACCAGACGGCACATACACCGAACGCCACTCGTCCACACCATACAGCCAACTAAACAGTCGGCCATCCTTAAGCGCGATACCTGAATAACCAGGTGTCCGCTCGACCGCCACACCCAAGTCATCTAGCACGCTACGCCACTCATCCTTCGGTCGCGCATTCAACGCTTCCAAAATCGTATCGGTATCTACCGGCATAGCAACCCCTAACAATTCGGCAGAAGCCCATTTGCTACCCGCCCCGTAGCTGTCCGGGGAATCGAACCCCGGCAAAGACGCCGAACCGCCCAGCCCCCACACGTCACCCCAACCGGTCAAGCCGCAACGTCACCCGAGCCATAAACCCCCTACCCAACGGCTCGACACGCAACCGCTCGAACACCTCAACCTCCCCGCCAAACACGTAATCGGTCTGCCGGAACCCGTTCGCACGCAACAAGCCATCCTGAAAATCCCGCGTCTTACGGCCACCACAACCCACCCACAGCTGCACCCACGACCCCCACCCCGCACGGGGAGTCACAACATGCGCCATAGTCAACAACGGGATACGGTAACCAGACGCGCTACCCACAACCCCATCAGCCCCCCACACGACAACGTCATCCTCGCGCTTCGCCCTAAACGCAACCTCGACACTCACAGCAAACCCCGCAATTCGGACGCGTCCATCCAACGCACACGATAAAACTCGTGGAACCCAGACAACGCGCCCACATCAACAGCCCGCGCAACCATCGCGTCAAACAGGTCGTCAAGCTCCGGATCACAACCGGTAACCTCATTCAGCAACTCACGCAAAACAGTAGACCGATACCGTGCCGACTCGGACCAATACCGGCCAGACCCGTCCACCTGTTCCGTCCAGCAAATAATCAACTGCGGAACCGACAGGCCAAGACTGAGCAATTCAGTTGAATACAAGTGCCGGTAAGCGTTCCCGACAGCAACAGAAACAAGCCACGTGTCGAAAGACTTGTCAACGCGAGCCCTTTCCTCTGCCGCGTCGATCAAAGGCACCACATCAACAGCCCGGTCGAACTGCGTCAGAACAGCCCCAGTAATCACGGACTCAACATCCAAAGTGTTCACAGCAAACCCTCCCCAACCACAACGCAAACCCCAATGGTTTGCGTACCGTGCGCGCCGTGGCCACTGAAACCACGCAATAGGGGACAGCCCGCACGCGAACCACATCAGACGCGAGCCAGCAACTTCACCGTAGCATTATCCAACTCGTCAACCTTGCCGGTAACAACACGCTCCATGTTCCGTGTCGCACGATCCGCGCCCCGCACAATCGACTCATGATGTGCGTAAGTGTTAACAGCCGCAACCACCCCGTAAGCGGTTCCAGCCCACGGTGCAACACGCTCGTCATTGTCCCAAAGACGCTGCAACGACGACGCCTTAGCATCTGCGGCGCTCTTCGCGCGCTTCGACAGTTCCGCGTTAAGCCCCGCATACGCTCGGACAAACCGTTCCCACCTGCCCGCGTCCACAGACTCATCGAGCAGCTGGGCGACCTGGGCGGAGAACGCGTCCGCGACACCCGCAACGATCCCCAGCGCTTCCCGCACATCAGCCAAACGGCCCAACGAGTTCCGGGAATGCTTCACCCGGATACGTTCGTCCGCATGCCCGATAGCGCAGGACAGCGTGTTATCGCACACAACAACCTGAGCCCCCGTCAGATAGGTTGTTGCCAGTGACCCGTCGAGCGACGTTGTCGCGGTCAGGAATGGCCGGAAGTCAACCCCGGACGCGTTCATGGTGTCTTCCATCTCGACCTGCACCCAAGCGACCGCACCGCCACGCAACAGGCCCGCCGACCCGATAGCCAAATCCGCGTCCAGGATCGACTCAACGTTGGAGATAAGCCAATCCTGATAACGATGCACCTGATATCCTTGCTTGAACACTCCCAGGATTGCCCCGGTATCCGACCGCATGATGACTTGCCGTGTCGTGTCGGTGGTTTCGATCACCCCGTCATCAGTGAGCGCAACGCCGCGCAACTCTCCAGAAATGGCTTCCCAATCGAACAGGCGTCGGCGCACATCCTCGACCGGAATCGGACCCGCATAGTGGTTCGATTCGGCACCCTGAGACGCCGCGCGGTAATGCCACGCATGCCCGCGCTTATCGGTGTACCCGATCAACGTCTGAGTGTTCAAGTCTGTAACAGTTTCCCTAGACATATCTGCAACCCTTTCCGGTTTGTTGCGTGGCCTTGTGCCCGCAACTAGTGCGTTCCGTGACGACTGAGGCCACGCGGAGGGAACAGTCCCGAACGCGGTAGACAACTAGACTTGCATGTAGTCCCGTTCGATCTGTGACCACTGTTGCGCGCGTTTCCCATGTTGCAGCAAGAACTCACGGATATGCCGCCCCGTAGTCTGTGAGTAATGCCCGAAAACGCGCGCGGTTCCGTCTTCCAGGACTTCCGCTACCGGCGTCGTGTAGCTGATCAAAATATCCCGCCCCGGCTCCACTGAAACGGTCGCCTTGCCGTAGAACGACTTTCGCCCACTGTGAATTGGTGAAAGTTCATACATTTTCGACGTGCTGTTAGTCATGACTTGCTACCTTCCGGGTCAAGCACAAGGCCCTAACCTTGTGCAACTGAAACCAACTATACCGCAACCGGCACCAAACTGGAAGCCGAATCTAACAACATTCCTGCCCGTTTTCCCTGCAACGTACCGACCGCCCACAAGATGGCATCCGGCAGGTCGTCGCCCCGCGCAATCGCGGTCGCAAACCGGTTCGCCATCTTAGGTGTGACACCCTCAACCTTGGACGCAACTTCCAACGCCATCGCATACGGGTTAACGACCGGCCTAGGCGTATCAACCTCCGCCTGCAACTCTGCAACTTGAGCCCGCAATGTTTGCAACTCGGCTTGCAGCGTGTCCCGCTCGACCTCCAAAGCTGCAACTTTTTCCGACTCCAAACCTGCAACATTAGATGCCTGCAAAGCTGCAACTTTTTCCGACTCCAAAGCCGCAACTTTTTCCAAAGCTGCAACTTTTTCGGCTTCCAAAGCTGCAAGGCGCTTATCGAGCGGTTGCCCGTTGTTCAATACGGTCAGTTCCCCGAGAGTGGCAGAAACGAACTCGCTTTCGTCGGCCTTGCACCCCGAGAGAACGACAGTCAGAACGCCATACACGGCGATAATACGCGGATATTTTCCGGCTTCCGTCCGGACGGTCCCGAAAGTCCAAGCATGCCGGGCTTTCGGCTTAGGCCGACCATATGCGGCTATCGCCATTTTATCGAGTTTCGCTAACTGCGCCGAATTGTAGGTGATGATTCCGCTAGGCCGTGGCTCGATTGTGCGCGAGTTAAAAAATATTGGCCGAATGTTCGGGTAGCTTTCGTCCGGCGTCGGAGCTTGAAGCGCAGTGTCCTGCCCGACCGTCGCGCCTAGCGCGGTGATTGTGGCCAGTCCGCGAGACTGAAACCCGTTCCCGCTCTCGCTAGACTGAGACTCGTTATCGACAGTGATCCGGTACGTTCGCGTCCGCTTCCGTGTGGCCGCAGTGATGAGTGACGCCGGGACTAGTGCGACGGTGATGCCGTCGGCAGGTCCGACACTACGGCGGTGCGCCGTCGGCAGGTCTGCCGCGTCTGCCGCGCCGGTCGGGACCGTCGCGACAGCTGCCACGTAGCGGTCTGTCGCCTCTGCCGTGACCTCCGTGCCGTCCATGCTCACACTCAGGCGCACCGCGCCCAGCACGTCCGTAGTCATCGGGTCTGCCGACGCCGCCATCGCGACAGCGCCTAGCACACTCATGCACGCTCGCGACACCGTGATATCTATCACGTCTCCCCCCTCAGGGTTGTGCTAGTGGCTGTCTGCCGCTAGCTCTGTGACCGCCTAGGGACTCGCACCCTAGCTAGGCACTATGCGCGGCCCGTGGCCTATGCCACGTAGTGCACACCCCCCGCGTCCGCCCATCCCGACAGGCCCCGACCGTCACCCTGCCGCGTCGCGTCCCATGAGCACGGTGCCGGTCCCCAGTCGTCCGACTCGCACGCCGGGAGCGTCCGCCAGCTCGCCTCAGATGCCCAGATCTGCCCGTCCGCAGTGGCACACGGCGTCACACCGACAATCCAACCTCCGCCTGCCGTCGCCTCGCACTCCGGCCACGGCGTGGCGGGCATATCCGGAGCGGACGCGGCCATCCCGACCGTGAGCCCTAGCGCCACCGCGATGACGAGCGACGATCCGCGAGCCCAGATATCGATCGCGATATCCCTGAGCCGACTCATGCCGTCACACTCTCGGGCCGCGTGAGGTCATGCCACAGATGCGTAGCGGCGCCATAGCTCCGGTGAGGGGCAGGTCGCCTAGCGACCTGTACCACCCGCCATCCTCCGGGCACGCCGATCACGCGCGCTTCGGTCCGCTCGGCGCGCCCCCGGTAGGCGTTGGCCACCGCCGACCCATCAGAGAGCCATGCCGACACGCCGACACGGCTAGCACGGTCACCGCCTAGGTGCTCTTCCAGCGCGGCGAGTGCGGCGACTACGTCGCGGGCACTCAGGGTCCTGCATCTGATAGGCGGACGCTGCACTCCATCGAGCATTTCATCTATGGCCGTCATGCGGTCACGCCGCACTAGCACACCCTGCCCGGTCATGCGCCGGATAGTGACTACAGTCATGATTCCCCCTTTGGGGTAAGTGCTAGTGGCTGTCTGCCGCTAGCTGAGTGACCACCCGGGGAATTGCACCCCGACAAGGCACTATGCCTGGTCCGCCAAGATTTTTTGATCACCCCCGCATCCGGTCGATTTGGTTAAGGGTCAACTGAAATTCGTTCTCGTTATATGCGAGTATGTCGCCGCGACATAGCGCGCGCACCTTGACCAGCGTGCCTAGACGGATGGCCGTCGCGGCCACCGCACGGCGTGGCCGCGACGTGCCGGTGCGCACCTCGCCGCCGTGCATGAGCAGGCCGACCCCGACACCGGTCAGGTGGGCCGCTAGCGCGTTGAGCGTGTCGCGCCGCACCCACTCCGCCTTGGCCGCCATGACCACGATGCCGAACCCGGCGCGCTCGGCACCGGCGCGCTCGATTGCCATCCCTGCCGCGCGCAGCGCATGCGTGCCGCGCCCCCATGGCCCTCGTACATATGTCCGATTCCGCATTGTCCGCCCCTTTGGTAGTGGTCCCTGCCCGGACCCCCTTGGTCCGTGCCCGATAGAAAAACCGTACTGCCCATATGGGCAGCAAGTCAAGCTGTAACCCAAACCTTTCGCATACCCCCTAGCCGTAACGGCGTGTCGCACACCTGCATAGGGCGCGACCACCGCCACTCAGGGCACCGGCGTCTATGGCGACGCGTGCGCTAGGCCCGTGCCCGCCCATGCCCATGTCCACGTGCCCACGTGCCCACGTGCCCATGCGCTAGGCCCGCGCCCGCCCCGAGCGCCCAGCTGCCCGCGTCCTAGGCCCGCGCCCGCCCTGCCCTGCCCGCGTGTGCCCACGCGCGACACGTCCCGCGCGCGCCCGTCCGCCCCCGCGTGCGCGTGTGCGCGTGACTCACGCGCGTGCCCGTGTGCCCGCGTTGGTCGACCTCCGGCCACGCGTTTCCCCTAGCCAAAGCCACATAGATACCCCCGGGGGTACCCGCATAGGGCCATCCAACCCCGCCCGCCCCCGTTCAGTAGCTCGCTGTCTGTACGGGTCTGGGGGAAATCGCCCCTGTTAGGAAGTGAGTTTTATGCCCCGGAATTACGTCTCTGTTGGCGAGTTTGGGCCTCGGCCTTGCCGGGGTTGTACGAAGCGTATTGATGGTCGCCCGAATCAACGGTTTTGTTGTGACGAATGCGGTGATGCTTACCGTACTCGTGGGTATCGGTTGCCTTATGACTACGGCGTTGCGCCTGTCAGGCAGTGCGCGGGTTGTACCGCGAAGTTCCGTCCGGTTTGGCGGAACCGTAATAGGCAGAAGTGGTGTTGCGTTGGTTGCCGTGTCGAGTTCTTGAAGAGTGGTGTTCGGCTGGACCATCCATACCCCGCCTAGAGCGTTTTGCTCATCTATTTGGTTGGGCCGTTTTGCTGTTGGGGGTGGTTTATGTGGCTGGCTCTGGTGGCATTCCGGACAGGGATGCTGTTCGTAGGAATAAGCGGCCTGAGTTCACGAAGCTGGTGGCCGGTTCTGATCCTATGGGGTTTGAACTGCCGGATGACGTGTTGCCTCAGTTGAAGCTTGATGGTGAGCTTCAGTGGGATTTGGATGGACTGCCGATTCGTGAGGAGTGGCATCCTCAGACTGTCCGTTGGTGGAGGCATTGGCGTACTTCGCCTCAGGCTTCGAGGATGTTGTCTGAGCCGGATTGGGATTTTCTGCTTGACACGGCGTTGATGCATCACAAGATGTGGTCTCAGGGGCGTTGGGATTTTGCTGCTGAGCTTCGGTTGCGTGTGGCGAAGTTTGGTGCGACTCCTGAGGATCGTTTGCGGTTGCGGTCTGAGATTGTTGTGCCGGATGTATCGCCTGTCGGGGCTGGTGATGACGCGGTTGACGCGCCCGTGATTGATATTCATTCGCGGTGGAAGCGTATCGCTGGGGCGGAGTAGTTATGCCTCGGACGCTGATTACCGCGCCGGGTGCTGATCTGCTGAATAGATCTCTTGGCCGCATTGCTGTGTGGTGGATTGAGAACTTTGTCCTTGTTGGTGGTTCGGGGGACGCCGCGAACGATTTGGTGCAGTTCGGTGACGAGTATGCATCGTTTGTCGGCTGGTGCTATGCGTTGGATGAGTCTGGGCATCGTTGCCATAACTCGGCGTTCTTTTCGCGACCTAAGGGCGGTAACAAGTCTGGGGTCGCGGCGTATATAGCTTTGCTTGAGGCTTTGGGGCCTGCCCGTTTTGATGGGTGGGCTGAGGGCGGCGAAGAGTATACGTTCCAGGGCCGCACGTACACGTATGAGCCTGGCGAGGCTATGGGGACGCCTGTCCGGAAGCCGCTTGTGCGGTTGATGGCTACGGAAGAGGGTCAGGTCGGGAACGTCTACGAGACTGTTTTCACGAACTTGACTGAAGGTCCGTTGGCTGAGCAGAAGGCTTACGGGCTGGATGCGGGCAAGTCGCGGATTCTGTTGCCTGACGGCGGGACGATCATTCCTTCGACGGCTGGCGCGTCATCGAAGGATGGTGGTCTTGAGACATTTCTTGAGTTCGATGAGACGCACCTGTATACGACGCCGACGTTGCGGAACATGTATGGGGTTACCCGCCGTAATTTGGGTAAGAACGTGCAGGGGTATCGCGAGAAGTGGTTTTTGGAGACTTCCACGATGTACGCGCCTGGCGAGAACTCGATTGCTGAGCAAACATATTCGTATGCGAAGGCGATTCAGGAGGGTCGGGCTCGCAGATCGAAACTGTTGTTTGATCATCGTTTCGCGGAGATGACGGACGAGCAGTTTGTCGATAAGTCTGATGCCGGTGAGAAGTTGTTGCGCGCGAAGCTGATTGAGGCTTACGGCGAAGCTATTGCGTGGAATAATCCTGACTACATCATGGATCAAATTTATGATCCGCGTGATGGAACGTCGATGCGGGATGCGAAACGCTACTATCTGAACGATATTGCGGCTCCTGTTGATGCGTGGGTTGAGCCTCAGGCTATTACGCCGTTGTTGTGTGGCGACTATTTGATGCCCGGCGAGCGGATCACGCTTGGCTTTGATGGCGCTGTGACGAATGATGCTACGGCGTTGGTGGCGTGCAGGGTGTCTGATGGGCTGTTGGTTCCGCTGCGTATCGATGAGTGTCCTGATGGCCCGGAGGCGGTGACGTGGTCTGTGGACCAGGACGCGTTTGATGCGGCTGTTGCTGCGGCGTTCAAGGAGTATGACGTTGTCGGGTTTTTCGCTGATCCGCCGTATTGGCAGGAGAAGGTTGCCGACTGGGAGAACGAGTTTGGCGACAATCTTCGCGTGAAGGCCGGGAAGTATGCGATCAAGTTTTGGACTAAGAATGATTCGTATATTGCTCCCGCTGTGGAGCGTGTTGAGACGGCCATCACGTTGAAGAATATCCGGTTTCCGGACCGTCGTGATGCTGATGATGAAGTGTTGCCGATCGATTACACGTTGCGGCGGCACTTCTTTAACGCTCGGGCCGTGGATCGGCGTGGCGGCAAGGTGATTATGAAGGAATCGAAGTCTTCTCCTAAAAAGATTGATGCGGCTATGGCGTCCGTGCTGGCGTTTGAGGCGCGTGCCCGGTTTTTGGCGTTGGCGGCGGAACCGGATGAGAACTATATTCCGGCATTCGTTCGGTGATTGGGGGTTTGGTGTGCTGACCGAGACAGATGTTGTTGGTAGTGATGATTGGTGGCTTGTTCGCCTTGCCTCTGAGCTTGGTTCGTCGTTTGAGCACTTGTATGAGTTGAAGTCTTACCGTGATGGTGAGGCGATGCTTCCAAATGAAGCGTTCACCGGCGCTGAGCGTGACGCGTATACACGATTCATGCACATGAATCGGCTACATATTGTCGAGTTGTTGCGTGATGCGCGTACCGGGAAGCAGAAGATTATTGGTTTTCGGACGGCGTCACCCAGTGACAGTAATGGTGACTCAGATGCGTGGACGCTTTGGAAGGCGTCACACATGCCTTCGATGGCGTACAACCTGTTCAATGATGTAGCTGACTTCGGCCACGGTTATCTGGTTGTTGATCATTTTGATAGCGACCTGGGACAGGTGCGTCCTTCCTTCCGTCCGGTTTCCCCGATTTGGGCGAACACGTTTCAGAATGCACGTCAACCGTGGCTGACTGAGGTCGCTATCGAGGTCGGCTACGACGCTGTCACTGGTGTGGACCAGATCAAGT